GATTTCGCATACCGCGAAATTGTCTTCTCCAGCGTGATGAACAGCCGACGCACGTTGATGCGATCAAACGCACTTGGACGATTCAGCAGCGTCTTGTCGCCAAACAGTACCACACCCTGACCGGGGAAGCTCACGACTGGATTGACGCCAATCTTATAGAGATCATCGCGCTGAGTCGAATTCGGTGTCCACGCCAGTTTCACGACGTTCTTGATGTTGCCGCGTGTGAAGCCCGCGGGCGAGAACCACGAATCGTTGGTCTGATCAGTCCGCGCCGCCAGCCCCGCGATATCTCCGTTCAACGGCACCCAGCGATAGACATCGTTATACTTATCATACACATATTTCCAGCCGCTATCCATAAACGCATAGCTGCTCGACGGGAGATTGTTGCGGTCAGTCGTAATAGAGGTCTTTTCGCTACCGAGATTGTTGACGCAACTGGCCTTCAGCGGCGACAGGAACACCACCGCATCCTTACGCACTGCGGCAATATTGTCGACAACATAGGTGCCCAGTGTCGCGGGTGTCGCTGGACCAGTCACCAACAGAGATACGTCGACCGTATCCGTGTCGACAAAAAGGTCCCATCCCGTTTCAATCTGCCCGACAGTGATGTTCTCGTTGTCGTCATTGCCACCAGCAAATGACTTCGAGTACGGCAGCGAGGCCCCACCAAACGTCAAGCCCTGCGTGGCAGAACCCCAGTTCGTCGTGGTGCCCACGTGCGCCAGCCACCACACATACTTGGACTGTTCATTTAGCACATTGACATAATAGTTATTATCACCGCCCAGTGTCTTGCCGTCTGAGGCCTTCGAGAGATGCGCATACCGCTCAAGCAGTCCGGTTGTGACACCCTCGAACAACCCATCCTCATCAGCAATGACCACATGCAGTTCGTCTGTCGTTCCAGTCCGATCCGTCGCAAACTGACTCGTGCCCGGCGCGCGATCGAAGTACGCCCAGTATTCCCACTGACGCTGCCAGTTGGTCGTGGTGAAGGTGTTCGACTTGACTACGGCTGTTGCCAGAGTCAGATGCGAACTGTTCGTCAATGCCGTTACCTGATGTCGCGTACCACCATCGAAGGTGATCCAGTCACCCACGATCAATTCAGTGTTGAATGCAGAGGACACGGTGCCGGTGACCACATTGCTTGCCGCAGTCACTGTGAGCGTGCCCGTCGCATTCGCCTGAAACGCAGCCGCAGTCGGGCAGAGACTAACTTTCAGTGAGTTGCCCTTATCGCCCGGCCACTTACCCGCAGCAACACCATGTCCCGCTACGCCGCTGGCGAAACTCGCATCCCACTGCGTGTCGTTCTTGATGAGCACACCACGTGAGGTGAAGGTGTTCGCGGTCGCGGTGTTGGTCAACGCGGTGGTGACGACGAGCGAGGTCGCATTCGTGATCGACGAAATGATCGCGGACTCTGCGCCGCCGAAGGTAATGGTCTGTCCAGCAACCAATTCCGTCGTGAAGAGCGTGCCCGTGCCCGTAATGACCGTGCTGGAGGTGTTGCTGACCGTGCCGGTGCGCGACTTAGCTTCCGAGGTCGCATTCAGTGCGTTGCTGCTAATCGCACGCACAACACGGAACGAATTGGAATACGCCAGAAAGGCTGCGGCACTAAACCAGTACTGAAATGTGTTCTCGTCTGGTTTGCCAAACTGCGCGACCAGATTGTCCTGCGACGACACATTCGTTACCTCAAGACACGGACCCCACTCGAAGGGTCCTACGAACCCACCAGTGGACAATGAAACGTTCTCAATACCAGCGGTCAGATCAAGTTCTGAAACGTTGATGCCGGGAGAAACCTGAAATGCCATAAACCTATCTCCTTCGTGACGTTAGGGATGTGTGATACACGCCAAGACAATATCTTTTCCGCCGAGATAGTAAAACCTTCAGCGGGATACCTGTATTTAGAAATTCCCCACCGTCACTCATTTCCAGAAGTCGTTCTGGTTATTTATATCCGCCGGCGACCAACGATCCCCATCATCGACCCATGAAATATCGGGTTCGTCGCTGAGAAATCCCGCAAAGGGCTCATCAAGGGTGACGGGATCATATTGATTAATCAGCAGCTTCCGCATGGATAGCCCCACATAGTTCTCAAATCCCGTTTGTGCGGTCAACCACCCCAAGAGCACCAACGTCATCACACAGTCGTCATGGGCACCCGAGTCCGCTTCATAGTTTCGTCCCTGCGCCACGAACGTCGTGAGTTCGCGGATGGTTTCATAATCATAGATCAGCAGTTGATCTTTCTCAATCATGGCCCGCAGGGCCGCACATCCAATGCGTTTCGTGGCTTGCGTCTGCCGCAACCCCATCCTCGACTTGACATGGAACCCACCTGCCAACATCTGGCCGCGCTTGGGATGCATGCGCACGAAGAGGATGTTCTCGTACTCTAGTTCCGCATGGAGCGTATCCGCCACCAGAATGCCGACATCGTTGACTTCCACCAGCGTGTAGGCATTACAATAATACGCCGCAATATCCCGCACGACAGGCGCAAACAGTTGTGGAGTGATATTGTTTCGTCGATAGACCGCAACTTGCCGAAACGGCGAGATCGAAACGTCAATGATATTTATCACACTGTAGTCTTGCTCTTGCCCCTGCGACACATCGACCATTGCCACATAGATATGCGCCGGATTTCCTTCCGCATCCGCACGAATCGGCTTCATATAGATTTTGAAGTCGCCGCGGTCTTCTATCGGAGTCATGTAGGACATGGCCGCGAGCTTGTAGGCGGGAATCAGGGTATTCGCGCTGCCCTGGAAAGAACATTCGAATTCTTGCTGCCACGCCTGTTCGCTTCCAAGGTTCTTCCGCATCTCCTCCGCCCAGGCCTCGTCACGATCCGGCACATCGCGCCAGGTGAAGCCGATGGGAAAATAGGAGTTGCGTTTTTCCTGCGCATCATTCCAGATTTTGAAGAAGAGGTTATACCCGTTTGGCGTGCTCACAATAAACAGTTTGGTGGTCTTCCCTGACGAAATCGTCGGGAACACCGAGGTCATAAAGTCGCCCGCAATGTTCTCGGGGACGAACGCAAATTCATCGAGGAACAGGATGTTGAAGGTATCGCCTCGAATCGCACTGGCGCTGGTGCTCTCGGCGCGCACCCGTGCGTTGTTGGCAAGCATGATGAGCTTCTGGTCCCACTTGAGAATGCCCTGCTTCAGGAACATCGGCAGGAGTTCGTAGGACTGTTTCAGCCGGCGGAGCAGTTCAATCGCGGTCGACTCTTTGTTGGCCAGAATGCCGACGCTGACATCCGCATGAAACAGCACATACCAGAGGAAGTAGCCACAGACCACCACGGTCGACTTGCCGGACTGTCTCGACAGTTTACAGATAACAAAGCGATTATCCTCAAACGCTTTGATGATCTCGCGCTGAAAGGGCCACATCGCAAACGGCACGATACCGTGATCGACGTGGACAATCTTCACATAGTTATTGATGAAGTAGTAGACATCCTCCGCACACTTCACATACTCTTTGAGTTCGTCCGCCGTCAGCGAGACTTCCGCATTCGGGAGCGGGAGGTTGGGGTTGCCGTTGTAGCCTGCGGTGGAGTTGAAGGAGTTCTTCGGCATTGTTATTCGGTCTTCCCCAACGCGCGAAGTTCACGTAGCAAATCAGAGGCGCGCCCCACGAATACCGCTTTCTCAATTGTCACGCCTGAACTCGATGACGTGCCCTCACGAGACTTGGCACGCGTATCTTCTTTGGTCTTATGTAGTAGCAATAACTCTTTATTCGCATTGACGATGGCCGTCAACATCGACGCGACGACTTCGTAGGCACGCGAACTATCGCCGGATTGTGCGAGTTCAATCGCACTCACGGCCGCCTCACGTGCCTGATCGATACTCTCGCGCACGACTGTCCGCGCATAGTCAAAGTCGGCGTCAAAGGTTTCCGCGGCGGGCGACGGCATGAGTTCTCCATGCAGCACGGCGCGCCGAACAGGGGTCTCGTCCGTCGGCGTGGGTTCGAGTTCGAGGAGTTTGTCTAACTCACGTTTCTGAAGTTGTTCATGCTGCATTAGATATACTTAGGACGATGCGGACGCCGACGGGCTCGCCGATGCCGACGGGCTCCGTGATGCCGACGGGCTCCGTGATGCCGACGGACTGATGGACGCGGAGGATGAACTCGACGGGCTGCGTGATGCCGACGGGCTCTGTGACGCCGACGGGCTCACCGATGCCGACGGGCTCAACGACGGCGCAAACTTCCCGAAGTCTTCCACAATCGTCGTCACCGCCGCGTCACGGCCGAGGACCATGTCCGTATCGTCAGACGAGGGGCTCGCAGATTCGGACACCGACGCCGACGGGACCACGGTAATCGCAATCTGTGGAGAAGCAGTATTCGCATCGGGTGCAGACAAATCGCTGCTGCTTGAATTATACAGATCGACAATGACTTTTTGAATGCGCGCCTTCTGCCTGACCGGTCCGTAGAAATAGACTTTCATCGCAAAATCGAGATCCCAGACGATGATGCGGCGCGTCTCAAAGTTGCCTTCGTAGTTATCCGTCTGCGACACACTCTGTAATGTGATCGGCACGACATCCACCAACTCAGGATAGTCGTTCAGCGGCTCTACCGCAATCGTGTAGTCGGGCGTGAAATAGGGCAGAATCTGCTCGACGATCTGCATTCCATCCTGCTGTAGCTTCGTCAGAATGGACAGACGCACCGCGAGAGTATAGGGTGTGCCGACATACAGTCGCGCACGGTCACTCGACGACGTGCCCACATAGGTCAGTTTTTCGAGACTATTCAGTTTGCGGCCGCTATCATAGGACAGCCCGCTCATCTCGTAGGAGAGCCTCGGCACGACTTGTCCGACACCACGTAGAAGGTCAGGATCCTGTGTGAACCGCGTCAGCCAGCGTTCTTTAGGACCATACTCCAGCGGCACAACCTGGCGATACACTTCAGCGCCAGTGGTATCTTCTCGTGTCAGCGTGATGTTGTCAAACAACGATCCAAAAGACAGGAGATAGCGACGCAACAGCAGATGTTTGAAATGCGTCTCCATTAGTCCTCTAACATATGCGTGCCACGAGATTTCACCACACTCAGCGGATTGCCTTGAAGGAATGCGTTATCCGAAAGTGGATCGTGAATGGTCGGCGCCGTGGCAGCCGCGGCGGCCACGGATGTCCACTGCGCCCCACTCGTATTGCCCTTGACGGCTGTGCTGCCCGCAAAGGTGCCCACCACCCGCTGCACGGCGAGCACTCGCGTCGAGGCGGTCCACTCGTAGACTTCTGCGGATGCCGTCGCGGCGGCCAACGAGGTATTGCCTTGATACACAGATTCTCCAACCACGAAGGTGCCGCTGCCGCCGGCGTTCATCGTGATGTTGATGGTATAGGCTTCCCGCTGTGCCACCTCGTCGATGTCGTCCACATTGGTGTTGACCTTTTCGTTGGTGAAGTTCATCAGTTCACAGCGCAATTCGTAGGTATACAGTTTGCCTAACTGAAAGAGTCGTTCCTTGTCTTCCACGAATTTGATTTCAAACAGATAGCGATTGTCTGCTGTCATCTCGATATAGATGAGGTCCGCTTCACGCGGCCGCGAGATGACGGTATCAGCGGAGTCGACCGC